TTCGACGCTGTAGCACACCTTACAGCGGCTCTGAGCGCTATATATACTGACGTATATGTTTTGAGCTAACCCGTTGTGCCACTCGTATATCCAACAGTATAGCGCAACCAGGCTAAAGGATAGCTCACCCGGCTAAAGGATAGATGTTATATCCGAAGGGATAGGTTTGGTATAGGTGCCGCTTTTGTGATCACATATAAAAAGAGAAAGCGGTTTTGTGATCACGTTTGAAAAGGGATGGTTATTTTGTGATCACAAGAAAGAGGGGGATAGGGTTTTTGTCCATCCATCTTGCGAAAACGGCACCATATGAAAAAAGCCGTTAAATTTTCACGTTTTGAGCATTTCAAGGACTACATATCAGTTATAAAATCGTGTCTTTTCAATGGTTTACGCAATAAAATCAGCGCAAATCAGCAGAAAAAACTTAAAGAGGTAACATGCCACCCCCCTGCGAGGGCCGGTACCCCTATCCACGATGTACGTGTATGTACAAGCACACAGAAGTGGTTTTTTAAGCCACAACTTTTACGTGTATACGCACCTATGTATTATCACATATTGTTACAAACCTGCAATATATGTAACATTTTACAAGTAATCGCTTCCGGGGGTATTGACAGGGGTGCTTTTCTGCGTATAACTGCGTAGCAGTAGCAGCAGAGTTATAACACTTTAAGTTAAAACACTTAAAAAAGAGTAATACTTAAAAGTAAAGTAATACTTTAGAAGAGTTATAACTTTATATAAAGTGTTGTAAATGGGTTAGTGGACATAGGAAGAGTTATAACACTATAGTAACACTTTATTCTTGTATAACATGTTTGTAAGTGATATACTTTTCTTAATGTAACACTTTCTCATAAGTAATAATCATAATTTGTGTTACAAACTGGTACGTGTTGCAACGCTTAGTGTTGCTCTCCCCCTTGTCTCCTCTCTCAATACTTGTAGTTTGCGGCACGTACCACTTTTTACGTGTATTAATGTATTGACAATGAAAAATAAAAACATACAACTATACGCATCTGATAACGTAATAGAAGAGTTTTACGATGCTCTTGTATCAGGTGACGCAGCACGTTTGAAACGTGTACACATTCCTAAGAGTGACGTATTCTATGTAAGGGCAGCTATAGAGGCTGACACTGGCATCAGGTATTCTTTAGATCACGTAGAACGTGCTATGTACTTAGAGGGTCACTTACCTAGAAGAGACGTATTAGATCCTGACAGAAAGCGGAGCTACGGCTAATGCCCTATATGACTAACGGTAAGCGTGACTACAAGAAGCAAAATGCTAAGTATGACAGTAAGCCATCCGTAAAGAAGGATAGGGCTTCTCGTAATGCTGCACGTAAAGCTATGGTAGCTGGTGGTTTAGCTAAGAAGGGTGATGGTAAGGATGTTGATCACAAGGATGGCAACCCTCGTAACAACAAACGTTCTAACTTGCGTGTTCAAACTAAGGCTAAGAACCGTAGTGTAGCTCGTACAAGCAGTAACAAGAAGAAGAAAGTGTAGCACACATGGCTAACGAGACTCGTAGAGAAAAAGCTATACGCAAGACTACTAAGGGTAAGAACGCTAATTACCGTAAGACCAGTGATGGTGCAGGTATGACACCTAGAGGTATAGCTGCACATCGTAGAGCTAATCCAAAATCTAAACTAAAGGGTGCTGTAACAGGAGAAGTCAAGAAGGGTAGTAAGGCTGCAAAGCGGCGTAAGTCTTACTGTGCTAGAAGTGCTGGACAAATGAAGAAGTTTCCTGCAGCAGCTAAAGATCCTAACTCTCGTTTGAGACAAGCCCGTAAACGTTGGAAATGCTAAGGAGTATAAGCAGTTTTGAAGAGTCAGATTAAACGGAAGTTACCTAAACGTAAACGCCCTATTCAGAAACTCAAGAAACAAAGATACCTACAAAAGAAGAGAGACAAGGAGTTTGATAGAGGTGACACTTATATCACACCTTCCGCTGCCTAATATGCCTTTTCAGACACATGATAACATTGTGTTTGCAAGTCAAGACAAAGACAGATCACATAAAGCTAACGTAGAAGAGAAGCCAGAACCTAACAAGGTTACGCCTGACACTGCAGTAGAGGATCTCAAGTTAGTTAATCAAAAGTATGCATATCACCCTGACCCTAATAAGCTTAGGATGCCTGATGGTCAGATTGTAGACTTTATCATTGCTTAGGGGTAGGCGATGCAAATTGAGAGAGAGACATTATGGACCCTATTACAATCGCTATGGCGAGTTTCAGTGCTGTTAAAGCAGGGGTTTCTGCCGGGAAAGAAATAACGTCTCTAGCTAAAGACATTGGTAGTTTATTCCAAGCAATTGATGACATTAAGGATGACCACAGTAAGAAAAGAGATAGTGTCTTTGCTAATTCAAATGAGGAAGCTTTATCTACATTTGTAGCTCGCAAGAAAGCCGAAGACATGGAAGAGGAGCTAAGGCAGATTGTCATAGCAACACGAGGCTTCTCTGCTTGGGGCGAATTGGTAGAGTTACGCAAAGAGATACGTGTACGTAATAAGAAGGAACGAGAAGAGAAGCGCAAGAAGACGCAAAAGATGGTAGAGAATATACTCCTGTATGGCGGTATAAGTCTAATATTTTTATTTGTTTGTGGGTTTGCGTTACTAATTCTGCTGAGTTATTTAGGGAAAATATAAGTATGGCTAAACCAAAACCAACAAATAAAAAGCTTTATGATAGCAAAGTAGCTGCTGCTAGAAAAAAATTTGATGTATGGCCCAGCGCATATGCATCAGCCTGGGTAGTTAAGGAATATAAGAAAGCGGGAGGCAAATATAGTGGCTCAAGCAAAAACAAAGTCGCGTAAGACAGGCCACTTAATACAAAGCCGTAGGGGCTACGCTAAGGGTGGATTAGGTAAGTGGTTTGGTGAAGAGTGGACAGACGTAAAGACAGGCAAAGAATGTGGTCGCTCAGGCAGTAAAGACTCAGGTAGACCTTACCCTGCATGTAGACCTAAAGCTGTAGCTAGTAAGATTAGTAAGAAAGAGGCCGCTAAGAAAACTGGCCCCAAGAAAGTTAAATGGTCAACGACTGCATCAGGAAGAAAGAGGAATGCGTAATGGCTGATAAAAGACCCCCTAAAATAGGAGAGTTTCAAGAGCGCTACACTGGAAAAAAGACTCCTAAGTGGTTACTTGATGCATATATACAAGGTAGTAAAAGCTATAATGCAAAAGAATTAAAGCATAAAATAATAAGTTATGCAGAGAAAAATAACCTAAAATACCCCCAAGTTGTTGCACAAGCCAGAGGTGAAGCAAATCAGATTAAAAACTACTTGAAAAAGACTGTGACGCCTAGTGGTAAAAATAAAGCAAGAAAACCTAAAGTATCTGGCGGCGGCGGTATGTTTAAAATAGGTGATACAGCAAGCTCTATAAATAGAGGAACCCTATCTGTAGCTAAAAAACGTCAGATGAATAAGGGTGGATTATTGAAAAAGGCTAAAAAATAAAGGAAGCGTAATGCCTAGTAAAGTACCTTGTAAGGGATGCCCTACTCCCGCTAAATGTAAAAAAGCTAAAAAGTGTTTGAAAGGAAAGAAGTGATGATGGGCAAGAAACCAATGAACGCTGGAATGAAAGCACTTAAAAAAGAAGCACCAGAAGTAGCTAAGAAGATGGGTTACATGTATGGTGGTATGGCTAAGAAGAAGGGTTATAACAAAGGCGGCTTATGTGGCGCTTCTAACCCAGCAAAAAACCCTGTCAAGCGTGGTAAAGCCTAATGGCTAAGTATTACGATAAGTATAAGAAGCAGCTTAATGCTGCAGGTTACACTATTGATGGTGATGGCATGGTATGGGATGCTAATGGCAACCAAGCTGCAGGTGAGGATCGTTTTGGTAACGTACAGAGTAAAGACCCTAACGTTACTCAGATCTGTAAGGATGCAGAGGCATCAGGTATCTTCAATAAAGTAAAGAAGGCTATTAAGCCAAAAGCTAAGAAAGAGGCCTAATGTCTTTTGTGAATCAAGGTAAGCCAGCACGTATTAAGTCTGTTTATGGGCATAATACAGGTACGACTACAGAGAATGTTTATACGTGTCCTGCAAATTGTACTGCTGAGATTACCTTTATTCATATAGTTAATGGAGGCGGCTCTACTAACACAGTAGAAGTAGGTTGGTACGTAGCTGCAGATACTTATGTTTCTAAGTTTTTAAGTGCTAAATCTATAGGTGGCGGTGACTATGTAAGCTTTAATCAGATAGATTTAGTACTTCAACCTAACGATCAAATAAGAGTTACCCCTACAGGTGCTGGGCATATAGATACGATATTAACAGTTACAGAAACCTTTGTGCCTGTAGGGTAACGGATATGCACATTATGTATCTACTATAGCGCTAACATATAAGTATAACTATCTCCGCACGTAACATAAGGAGATAGTGCAATGTTTAAGAATTTACTAACACGTATTCAAAATCACCAGCAGCGTAGAGCAGACTACTGGGTTTTAAAGAATATGTCTAATAAAGAGCTACACGATATAGGTATTTCTCGTGGTGAGATATACAACCGTGTATACGGTGAGTATAAGTGAGGTTAAGAAACAGCATTCCTGTTATTCTTAGCCTTACAGTTTTTACTCACGTATCATCTGGTGATACAGATAGGCAGACAGGTTCTGGACTTAACAGGGGCTTAAATAAAAATAAAGCTTGCTTTTGTAGTAAAACTTCATAAAACTATAAGGCAAGCCTATTTATAAAGGACAACTTCATATGGCAAGAAACCTCACAGAAAACCAACAAAAGTTTCTAGAAGTACTCTTCGATGATGCTGGTGGTGATGTTGTGCTTGCCAAGAAGTTGGCAGGTTACAGTAACGGCACACCTACTCGCATTATAGTGGAGGCACTTAAAGATGAAATTGGAGAAGCTACAAGATCTTATTTCGCCCGTACAGCGCCTAAAGCTGCAATGGCTATGGTACAGGCTTTGTCTGACCCTACAGAGCTTGGTATAAAAGATAAGATGAGTGCTGCTAAAGACTTGCTTGATCGTGCTGGACTTGGTAAAGTAGATAAAGTTGATGTTACCTCAACAGGTGGCGTCTTTTATCTTCCACCAAAAGAAGGTACTAACGAATAGTAAGACCAAAGCACATAAGCAGAGACTTAGAGTATTGGGAGCTACCTAAACCAAAACGCGGTAAAGAGAAAGAATGGCACGTTATAGCCAGACTATCTAAGAAGCCGCCATTTGGTTATGAGATACATCCTGAAAACGAAGACTTGTTACAGCCTGTGCCACTTGAGTTAGAGGCCTTAGAGCTTGCAAAGCGTCATCTTCAACAGTATAGTTACAGAGATGTAGCTAATTGGCTCACAAAACAAACTGGACGCAGCATATCACATGCAGGTCTTAGACAGAGAATAAATATTGAGCGAAGACGTAAAAAAGCTGCTACAATTAAACGGAACCTTGCCAAGCGGCTCGAAACGGCGTTATCCGAAATCGAGAGGCTCGAAAAAGGCTGTATCGGAGCGTACTCAGAAGAGTGATAATGTAGTTATAACTCCGAAAGAAACTGTACCTGCACAGGTAGCTCCTGCAGAGTTTGACGTTGAGGCGGCACAGGATGTAGTGTTCAAGCCTAATCCAGGCCCTCAAACAGACTTTTTAAGCGCATCTGAGCGTGAGGTATTGTACGGTGGTGCAGCAGGTGGTGGCAAGAGTTACGCAATGCTTGCTGATCCTCTACACGGATTAAATGATCCCAACTTTAGTGGGTTACTTGTACGACATACTACGGAGGAATTACGTGAGCTTATTCAAAAAAGTCAAGAGCTTTATCCTAAAGCTGTTCCGGGCATTAAGTGGTCTGAGCGTAAAAGTCAGTGGGTTACTCCGAGAGGTGGTAGGCTCTGGATGTCGTATCTTGATAAAGATATGGACGTTACTCGTTACCAAGGTCAGGCGTTTAACTGGATAGGCTTTGATGAGCTAACGCAGTGGCCTACCCCTTATGCGTTTGATTATATGCGAAGTCGCTTGAGGTCTGCCCATAGTACAGACTTAGGTTTGTACATTCGTGCTACAACTAACCCTGGTGGCAGCGGTCATAGTTGGGTTAAAAAAATGTTTATTGACCCTGCACCAGCTAATAAAGCTTTTTGGGCAACTAACATAGAAACAGGGGATACCATTACGTTCCCTAAAGGTCACAGCAAAGAAGGTCAACCTCTGTTTAAGCGTAGGTTTATACCTGCTAGTCTGTTTGACAACCCATACCTAGCCGATACTGGTGACTACGAAGCTATGCTTTTGTCTTTACCAGAGCACCAAAGAAAACAACTATTAGAGGGTAATTGGGATGTCAATGAAGGAGCAGCTTTCCCAGAGTTTAACAGATCCATTCATGTCATTGACCCTTTTGAAATCCCAGACAACTGGGTTAAGTTTAGAGCTTGCGACTACGGCTACGGTAGTTATACAGGAGTTTTATGGTTTACTGTCGCTCCCGACGAACAGCTTATCGTCTACAGGGAGCTTTATTGTTCTAAAGTTACAGCTTCTGATTTAGCTGATATGATATTGGAAGCGGAAGCTAATGATGGTGGTATGCGATATGGCGTTCTGGATTCTAGTTTATGGCATAACCGTGGTGATACTGGGCCATCACTGGCTGAACAGATGAACATGAAGGGTTGCCGTTGGCGTCCTTCTGATAGATCTAGAGGCTCTCGTGTAGCAGGTAAGAACGAAATACATAGGCGTCTACAGGTAGATGAGTTTACTGAGAAGCCCAGACTTGCTTTTATGAGTAACTGTACAAACACTCTAGCACAAATACCTATTATACCTCTAGATAAAAAGAACCCAGAGGATGTAGATACTAAAGCAGAAGACCACCTATATGATGCCCTACGCTATGGCGTTATGACAAGACCCCGTAGTAGAAGTATATGGGATTATAATCCTGACAAACCAAATCAGGGCTTTCAAGCACAAGACACAACATTTGGATACTAAAACATGGCAGATATTGACGAAGTAACTTTTGATACAGATGAAGTTGTAGCTGCAGAGGACGCAGAGGATAGCATCTTTGAAGCTAAATCTAGCATAGTATCCTTTGTTGATGAGCGTTTTAGCAGAGCAGAAGATGCTCGTAGAAGTGATGAAGATAGATGGCTACGTGCTTACCGCAACTACCGTGGTTTGTACGGGCCTGACGTAAAGTTTACAGACACAGAAAAGTCTCGTGTATTTGTTAAAGTCACGAAGACTAAGACCTTAGCTGCATATGGGCAAATTGTTGACGTATTGTTTGGTAACAATAAGTTTCCTATGTCAGTAGACCCATCTATTTTACCAGATGGTGTTGCTGAATCAGTACATATCAACATTGACCCTAATGCCGCAGCAGCAGGTGAAGCACTTAAAAGTGTAACACAAGACAAGCCTTCACGGCCCTACTTACTTGATGGTACTGAGAAGCTAAAACCCGGAGAAACGCTTACAGATCTAAAGCAGCGTTTAGGGCCACTCAGCGACAAGTTAGCATCCGTATCAGAAAAGGTTGTCGAAGGTGATGGCACAACGCCTACCACCG